TATTTTCAGAGGGGAGTGTGAAATACAAGACAACTTGCAGGAAGAAATGTTGCGTATTATTCTGAAACGTTTCATTATCACTTGTACCCGCATAGCCCGTGAAATGTTTGATGTAGACCCGGGGCGTGAGAACACGTTTGATGTGATTCGTCAGTTTTATGTGCTGGTTGACAGTCATTTTAAGGAGAAGAAGCAAGTGCAGGATTATGCTGATATGTTGTGTCGTTCTCCCAAGACCATTTCCAATCTCTTTTCCCTTTACAGGCTTTCTTCTCCTTTGCGTGTCATTCATGAACGCGTGGATGCGGAAGCCAAGCGCCTGTTGCTTTATACGGGCAAGAGTGCGAAGGAAATCAGTGAGATTCTGGGATTTGAGGATTTGGCTACATTTAGCCGGTTCTTTAAGAAAATGAACAAGGAGAGCCTTTCGGAATACCGGAAAAGAGAGAAACGGGAATAATTGCCAACCTATATGGGGGAATTGCCATTTACTGGAGAGGGAAAACTGCCGACCTTTGCACCAGGAAGTTAAATCTTTTAATAATGAAAGCAATGATGACAAAATTAAAATCTCTGTTTGTTGCGTTTTTAACTATAAGCCGCAAAACAAAATGTTCCACTTTTGCAAAACATTTTGTTCCAAAATCACACTTGTTAACACAATTCAAAATGTGTTTTTAAATCCAATTTAAATATAGTTTTAATAAAAAAATAACCGACAATTAATGCCGGTTACCGTGATAGTATCTTATAGCCTCATTGACATATAATGATACTGATTGCTCCTTATCCAATATAGCTGCCACGTCCTCTTCTATCATAACAAGTATTCTTTTCACGCCATTAACCTTCGGTCTTCGGGGCACACCATTGCTGTCCAATATCCTATATATCGTTTGCTCAGACTTTATTTCCGTATCCTTCATTATTTCCTTGATAGCCAAATCAATGACTGACTTGAATCAGGCTGCGGTAGATTTTCCATTTATGGCCGGTAAAGATAATAATTTTATGAACTGGCATTATGGTACAGATTTGAGCAGGGACTGCCTGCACATGACAGAAGGGATCGGAAGATATCTGGTAGGAGGCGCCTTATGGCAGATGATTGGTTATAAACTTAGTCACTTAAACTTCTTAGGAAATACATACCGGACAACTAAGGAAGACAAAACGAATTACAGAATCATAGCGGTTACTGACAGAAGAGCTAATATCGCTCAAAAGTGTGTGATTGCCGCATTGGATAACCCGTATGGGGTTTCAGACATTACGGAATAAAACATATACTTATGATACGAGAACTAATCATCAGATTAATAAACCATCTATCCGTTGAAGTACACCCAGATGCGGAATGGTTTTAATCATAAGGGCTGACCACACCAAGATCAGCCCTTAAGTAAAAGATCGTCCTAATTACTCTACAGATTTATAATAGCTAATACAACCGGTTCATACGCTCTTCCTATTTCGCGTAATCCCCCACTATCATAGCTCGGATGAATTCCGTCTCTTCCATTTTGCAGGACTGTCGTAGTTGCGCTGTATAAGTCACATAGTGATTTTTCAGAAAGCGAACCATATCCATATATGTTATCCATCAGTGCATAAACAGGAACAAGAGTAACATAGTTTCTATAAGGATTGCCCGTATCATCGTTTCCTTCAAACAGTGATATGATCTCTTCAGCAAATGACAATACACTATATTTCTTAGGGCTGTTGTTGTTATTACTACCGCCCGAAAAAGTCATAAGTTCAGCACCATAAATCTCTAAACCAAAAACGATTTTAGTATTCGGATACTGACTGTGAAATTTATCAATTATTCGTTTTGCACGTAACTTGGCTGTCTGTACACTTTCTGAATTTACATCCTCATAAGACTTTACCTCGTTGTATCCCCACTGGAGAATGAAGATGTCAGGAATATCAAATCCCCAATAATCGAAGTAGTATTTGAAATCCAGCTCATCAGTTGACGGATTCCAGAACGGATTATACCTCGCATCATCCGCAGATGTGTATGTAATCGTAGCATCGCCGGCCAAAGTGTTACCATTAGCGGATTGTGTTTTTGTGATTGTACCGCTTGACGGGAAATTCCCTGTTCCTGACGTATCATCTTCCGTACCATCACCATAATTAGGGTCTGAACTGAATTTACCCAATTTGAGTTTTCCGCTATATCTACCATCATCCCCTACTGTCAGTCTGAATCCTCTCACCACCCAAGATATATTATTCTTATCCAAGTAAGATGTACCGGGATAGCCTGTAACGGGCAATTCTGTTATTCCCGAAACGGTCAATATCTTTGCTGCCCCTTTGGGTTCCGTGATAAAGGACATGTTCCCGCCACTCTGTACCTCCCCCCAAATATCTTCGGTATAATTAGATCCGGTAGTTTTAACGCGGTTAATCATGGTTCCGATATATTCAACCGTAACATTATCTTCTTTGAGCAAGTTCTTCAATTCAACTTGCCAGCCACCCAAATCAGATATACTATCCCCACTATCCAATATCTTAACTGTCTTATGGGATGAAGGATTGGCAAGTATATTAAATTTGACTTGCAGCTCTTGCAGCAATTTTCCAAATTTTCGAAGCGTAAGCTTATTATTAAAAACAGATGAATTTGCGGGTGTTCCTGACAATTGCCTGTCGAAAACCTTTAACGTGGCGTTTGACACCGAGAAATCAAAGCTATCATGGCATGAGCACTTTATAGCCTGCTTATAATAGAGGTTATTTTGCCGATTGGCTTTGAAATACAAACTGGACGGCAATACTAATTTTGCCGGGAAAACTTCTTCATTGATAATCTGCTTAACTTCGTCCTGTGTCGTTCCGCTGCCTATGCCTTCGGGTAAACTTTCCTCGCTAATTACATAATGAAAAGGCTCGTATTCAGTTGCGGTTGAACCATACTCAATCTGTCCTTCTGTCTTGTAATTTGAAGCTAAGAATGTCGCTCTGACATAGGCTGTATTACTTTCCAATGTAATGGTTAAGGTCTGTTTATTTTGAGTGGAAGTTATGAATGTCTTATCCGAATCGTATTGGCTGAAATAAATTGGCCCCAAAGCAAGGGGATGGGCTGTTATCATCTTTCCTCCCTCTACGGCTATATAACCGGACGTCACATAAGTGGTGCTGTTAGCAACAGTTCCATCCTGACGCAAAAATCCATTACCTGCCTTATCTGGATCAAATAAGTTTTTTCCGACCACCACTTTAGGCATTTGACTCTGTAATGTATCTAATGTTGCATTAGTATTATTTATCTCCTTTTCTTGTTTCGCAAACCTTTGCTCATTATCATAATTCTCTGTATATGACTCATAGGGCGTTGCAGTGCCGCCCTCAAAGAACATTGCATTATCAATGACAGCAGTTGATATGCTTAATCTGATGTAAGCAGCGTTTGACGGTGAGGTAGTCACGCCTGATTTGGCCGCTTCTTCTATCGCATTAAATTCTTTGTCAAACCAGACATTTGATGCACCGCCCGTATTCGTATTTTGGATATAATATGATGTATTTGGATTGACTTTGATATAGTGAGATAAAGACAGGGTCGAATTCGTTTTTAAATTACCTGAGGCATCAATATAATACCCATTCTTTACGGTTAATTTGTTAAATAAGTTCTTACCCAACGAAACACTTTTCTTATCCGCCATTTGTGTTTCAAGTTCTGTCTTATCAGCCGCCATTTGTGTTTCAAGTTCTGTCTTATCAGCCGCCATTTGTGTTTCAAGCCTCACAAACTTCTGCTCGTTATCATAGTTGTCGGTAAAAGGCTCATAGGATGTTGCCACATCTCCAAGCTCCATCTGCGCTGCACCCAACTGAGATTTAGATATTGACAGTCTTATATAAGCTGCATTTTCAGGGGTGGTAACAGTTCCGTCCTTAATTGCAGTCAATACTTTTAAATTATCGTCAAAGATAACGTGATATGCTCCACCAACACCTGTCTTACTAATATGATATTGTGTATTGCCTTCTATGGAGATGTAGACTGTTACGCAATATGAGGAGAGCTGTTTTAAACTTCCGTCTTGCCTCAAATAATATCCATCTGTCAGATTCGATGGATTTATAATATTTTTTCCGACAGAGTATTCTTTTTTCCCTGATATTCTAGCATCTATTTCGGAAAGTTCCGTAGTCAGGCTCTTGCGACCATTCGGGTTAACCACCGCATCGGTTGTGGTAGCCGGGTAAATGGTTTGGCCACCCTTGGTCAGCTTATATATTTTTGCCATAATAAATCTCCTATATTTTTAGATTAGTAACTGTTTCTTCTTCCTCTTCCGGTGGCAAAGGAGGTACAAAATCACTCAGCACATCTTCATATTCATTATCCGACAGAGGGACGCTCTGCACCGCATTGTATGCGGCATAATCCGGATAAGACATGATCTCCGCCGTACTTTCATCGGTCTTCCCGGTAGTCAGAACGATTCCCGTATCTTCAACGGAAACAAGATTACAGATGCCATCCTGAAAGTCTGAATCGGATATGAAGTATTCCCGTTTTACCTTCAGAATACCGGGGGAGAAACAGGGGTTATCAAAAGCGACAAGCAGACTGCCATCTTCCATGCGGCTGCAACCGGCATACTCATGCCCGTCAAAGGAGGCTACAAACTTCCCCTTGAACGGATTGAAGTAAGTAAACCGGAATGGAGTATTTACATCTCCGTTCAAGTTCTTTTCTATGATTTTAAAATCAGATTGATAATTGATTCTCATAACTATAATATTGATGTTACATCGTCTATCTCCTCGGCTGTCAGGTAGCTGGATAAGTCAACACTTCCGCCACCTCCTGTCGTGCCTGTAGGACTCCATGCCCCCTTTATCTTGCATTCATATATAGGGCCCGGTATGGTATCCCCCACAACAGCCCAGTCACCTACAACAGGAGATGGAACAGCCTTTTCCAGTGATTCAAGAGTAGAGAACAACCCCTTGTTGCGGATGCCGTTCTGCTTGACTTTCTCCACTTCGGTAGAAGTCTTGCTAAAGTTGCTGTTTAGGCGATCTACCGCCTCACTCCAAGTACCTGTTTTATTAATACTATTAAGTTCCATATCACTTTCTTACCTTTAACACTCCATTTGTCACTATTCCTTCAAGTGTTTCATATTCCACATATACCTGCCCGGAGCTGACGTTATCTTTAGACGGCCAATTACTGCATTCAATATTTGCCACATATTTAGACACAGCCCCCCCGTCATATACCGGTTTCATCCCAACCAACAGAGTTTCGCCTTTAGAACCATAGAAAGAAACGTTATTGGGAGTAAGAATAATATCCGTATTTTCCACATGATTCTGTATTCTGATACGTTCCGGATATACAGTCGTTTCTTGTATCAATTGGTCCCCTACATATTTCCGTAGAATCAAATCACCATACTCCCATCCGTCTGATGATGTGTCGAACCTTAATATCAAGGTGGCATGTCCTTCAGTCGTGTACATTTCAAGAGTATTTTTATCCGGATCAATGACAATGCGTTTCCCGTCAACAGATGTTTCTACTTTTCCGCGGAAAAATCCGCCCAAGGCTTCAACCACACCGCGGAACTTACCACCCAGGGCATAAATATAGCCACGAAGGAACGTATCGCCACCATGAGCGGCAACGAAGTTCGCCATGTTCGCCCATTCCGCATCTGTGGGCTGGTAATCAGGATCATTACGAAACCTCATTACGGTTAATATAGCCTGTTGAAGCGTGCCACCTGCCCAAAATGCCACATCATCATCGTCATTGTATATGCCGCTAACTCCGGCGGTGACCTTCTGCATCTTGCCATCCTTGTAGTTGCCTAACTGGATCATATTGGCCAATATCAGACCGCCAAGAATATCCACAGATCCATCCTTGATCGCACTGGCGATATAATTGATTGACTGAAAACCGGCTGTTGCCTTGTCGTTATCCAAAATGGACGGTTTCCAGTCTGTGGCAATGGTTCCTCTTTCTAACTGAAGATCACAAACGGTTGCGGTACCACTGATGAGAAATATACCACTGCCATTGAAGGTAATCTTATGGGTATATCTCTGATAAGAGGATGTGAGAGGCTGAGAAACACTGAAAGAGCCGCACGAAACAGACACAGACGTACCCTTTGCTTTATAACTGATAACATAACTTTCTCCTTTAATCAATGATACAGATTGGGACAAACTACCGATTGCAGCAGAGTACCCAGAGCCGGCAGCACTATCTGCGGATACGGTAGCCACACCCGTCCAATACTTTAATTGCTTGCTATATAATTCGGTATCAGCAGACAATTGAGTATCAGAGGACAATGTCTCACTTTCATAATCCCCGGTAAACCCGGAATTACGCAACAGATTGACACTTCCGACAGCCGCATTGTCTATCGCATCCTGAGCCTTTTGAGCCAAATCGGCAGCCGCCTGTATCTCATCCGGCAGACCTTCCATGTTACGCCATCCGGTGGACCCCTGCTCGATGTGAAACATACCCTTGATATCCACACCGCCTTTTTGGCTATAACGGATGTAAGTGCTCTCATCCTTGGCACCGATATAGGCATCACCATACACATTGATATAGGCGTGTCCGGTGGACTTGTCAAAGCCCAGCCCGATAACTTCTTTCCCGGCAAGAGAGAAAGAGTTGATACCTTGATAAAAAATAATGGAAGGCGAAGTTTCATTAACAGACGAAAAGATTATAGCTGCCTGACGGGTGATATCCGTCAAGTGCCCAAGCCCGATGATATCATCACCGGCAGCCGGGACATCACTGTCCTTGTCGGCATTGGTTTTGCTCAAATCAATATAGTCAGATCCTACACCTGTCACCTCACGCCAATAGTAGCGGTTGGATACATTGTGGGATGTCCCTTCTTTTATATTAAATTCTTGGGCTAATGCTAATGTACCGACTGTAAATTCGTTATTGATTGCCACTCCATCAACTTCCGACAAAAAGAAACAACGGTAGCTCTCATCAAGTTCCTCCACACGGACACACTTCAATCCGGCCGGAGATATGATCTGTTCACCACCAACATGCGTTTTCTTTTTCACTTCAAGCTCGTCAAAAACAGCCTTAATCTTTACATACAAGCGGTCAACAACGGCTTGAGAGGTACCATCTTCCAATACAGTAATTCCACTACCGTTCTTACCTATAAGTAAACCCTTCAAAAAAGTGATCAGCTCATTGGCGGCGTCAGGGTTTCTCTTGCTGATAAATTCATTACGTGATCTCAGGGAGGAGTAAGCCGTATAGTCACTGGGGGCTTCCGTATCTCCCATTTTCAGAAGTCGGATAAACGTCTGCGCCATCTCCTGCGCCAGCGTGTATTCCAGATTGTTCAGTGTCGAGTCCACGGATGACTTCCATGAGGTACTGACCGCCGACGAGCAGTCAATGGAAGCCTCGGAAAGATTGCCCAGCTTCCTCTCTATCCTTGTGATGCGGGTGTCAAGATACCCGGTCTCGAAATACTGCGCGTCCTCCAGTCTCACCCTTTGCCCGAGCGATAACGGCACACTGTTTTTATCCACATGGATGTAATCCGTGTCGCCGGAATAGATGGATATGTCCTTGCTGTATTCTGTCAGGAAGCTGTCAACCGCCTGCTTGTACTGTTCTTCCGCTATCGGGTAATACTCATCCGGCATGCGGATGTTCGTCAGGATATACGTGTCACCGACGTTCGGTATGATGTTGCCTCCCGGTATCTGGGTGTTCTCGTCCGGGTAGGTGTTGATGATCTCGAACTCCTGTGTGCCGTTATGCCAGTTGCACTCGAACTCCCTTCCGGAGAGGTCGCCGCTTTCGAAGGTGATGTGTATCACCTCCTCACCGATCATGTATTCATCCGGATTGAAGGGCAGATCCTTGTCCTTGACATAATAGACGGTGTATTTCTTTTCGTCCTTATTTGTCTGCTCCTCGGACCTTACCGAGGATACCGTACCCAGACGGTGCGGGAATATATCCTGAAAGGCCGCTTCCTCGCGATGCTCCTTCAGGCCCAATTGGGTGTTCAGGTCGATATACTTGTCCCGTGACGGCAGTTGCAGATGGGTGTGGCCGTATTTTGACGGGTCAATATTTTTGGCTGAGCCTACGGGGATCAGCCGTGTGAACCATTTGACCGAATTGGAGTTCTCATTCTGGGTCAGCCCCGTCTTCAATCCCTTCATATAGCCGAGCGTAACCCGTTCGCCGTGTTCGCATTTCCCTATGTTCAGGTATTCCCCGTCCAGCCACCACTCGGTTTCCCAGGCACCGGCTATCTCGCCTGCCGCATCCCAGCAGAACAGGCCGTTGAAGTTGATGGTCTTCCGATCGCCGGTGACGGCCTGTCCTGCACGCCACGTCACACCGTCGTTGTTGCGGTTCATGTTCGCAACCAGCTTTTCCAGCATTTCCATCGGCGTGCCGTCATAGGCAAAGACAGACTCCAGGTCATCCTCCCCCTGGTTCAGACGGCAGAACAACAGGTCCTGCATGTCGTGCTCGCGGCCGTAGAAGCTGATATTGTAGGTGTATTTCTGTGTGTCGGTCTTTTTCGGGCGGTATTCCTTCTTTATGGAGAACCGCTTTCCCGATATCTCCACATAGTCGCCGACCGACAGGACGAAGAACTCCCAGGTGGTGAAGTTCACCGTCACCACGAATTCCGCCCCCACTTCCTCGGTCCACCGGGACGATGAATCGGGACTGACCTTCTTCTTCAGGGCTCCCTGCTTGTCGTAGATTTCAAGTTCCATTTACAATGTCTTTAAATCGTTTTTAATCACTGGTTGAAAAAGGTTTCGGCTCGCGCAGCGTGACCGTGAATCCGGCTACCTGCTGGCCGGTATTCCTGATTGTCGTGAACTGGCTGTACCGGGTATATTCCTTCAGGTAGACCTTCATCACCCGGCCTATCTCCGGAACCTCCAGCGTCAGCCATCCCGACTTCAGCAAGGCAAGCACGGCGTTGTAGCTCTCGAACCACCCGGCCCGTGTATCCGCAACCACCGCCATCTTCAGTGTGATGTCCCTCGCCTCGTAGCGGGGAAGCAATGTTTCGGGCAGCTCCTCGCCGTCAAGTTCCCGGTAGCTGACGGAGGTATGCTCCTTCATCTTCGGCGGCTTCATCAGCGAGTCGTAATTGGTATGGTCCCCCGCGTTCTCCTCGTACAGGAAACATCCCAGGGACGCCATGTCCGTCCCGTTTATTTTCAGCAGTCCTTCCTCCACTTCCATAGCTCTATGTTTTCAATTTCACACCGCGCCGGAGCTCCGCGATGTTCTCGTTTATCGTTTCGAGGTGTCTGAGGTACTCCGAATTCCCCGCAATTTTGCCCAGGGATGTCGCCATCCCTTCGAGATGCCTTGTAAGGTTGTTGTCAATGCTGATGACATGGTCAAGGGTCGCGTTGCCGATTCCCTCCAGCCTTCCGGCCGTCTCCTCGGTCATGGAGGTGACGGTTCCGACCCGGCCGGACTGGGAAGAGGAGGATGATGTCCATCCGAAGATATCCTTCAGCGAGTCACGCTCCTCCAGGGCGTCCTTTACGATATCGTTCCATTCCTGCTGGAGGTCCTTGTATTCCCCGGTATCTATACCTCCTTCCTTGTTGTAGTTGGCAAACTTGTCATACCATTCCTGAAGCCTCTTGTCGTAGACTTTCGACAGGCTTGTCTTGAGGATAGCCTTCTGCAGGTACTCGCTGAAGTCCTCCGAGAAATCCTCCGCCCCGCTTTCCATATCAAGCAGTGTGTCATAGAAGGCGTCACGTATGTTGTCAAAAGACATCTGCGTGAGCTGTTCCTTTATCTGGGCCTGTATGTCACCCAGTTTTTCCGAACCTTCAATGATCTTGTCCAGGTAATTTCTGACATCATCATCCAGCTTGGCCCAGAATGTGGGAGCTTCCGACTTCAGTTTCTCCAGCTGCTCCACGGAGAGATCGAACAGCCCGGTCATACGTCCTTCCCCGATCCCGTACCTGTAGAAGTCTTCTCCCAGGGCCGCGCCGGCTGCCGCCCAATCTTGAGAGGACATCCATTTGCGCTGCCGCACCCCGATAGAGTGTGATCCCGTGCTGGCTCCCGAATTCAGACGTTCCTTGCCCAGTATCCGGTAAGAGTCTATGGCGGTCCGCTGTAGGGCCAGAGCTTCCTCTCCGACCTTCTGCGCCTCGGCGCCGTAGCTGGTCTCTATATATTCCTTTTTCTTGTCGATCAGTTCATCCCATATCTCGTTCAGACGGTTGTACTGGTCCACCATCTCGTTATAGCCGGAATAGTCGGCTCCCTTGAAGATGCCTCCAAGCCCCTTGACACCGAACAGACGTCCGATGCTGTCCCACAATCCTCCTGCGGCGTGCATGACGGATTCGAGAATGTTGCCGACAAAACCCTCCAGCCCTTTCTGCCCGATCTGGTCAAGGATAGCCAGTATGGCCGCGATGATGCCGCCGATCTTGCTTCCGGATGCGGACAGCGTGTCCACCAGAGACCCGACCGCGCTTCCGAAGGATGACAGGCTCATGTCCGCCTCGCCCAGCGTGTTCATCGCATCGGCCACGGCGGTGATGTTTCTCACCGCCTTATCCTTCGAGGCTTCCAGGTTGTTCCCGGCATTGCGCTCCCCGGCTTCCGCCTTGTTCCTTTTCTTTCGAGCGGCCTCCGCTTCCGCGCTGTCCGCCCCGTATTGCCGCACGGCCTCGTCATAATCCCGTTGCGCGGCTGTCAGTTCATCAACCGCTTCGGAGTATTCCCGTATGGATTCGGTCAGATTGCCGAACAGACCTCCTTTCTCGATGACCTCGCTGTCGATCTTCCCGATGGCTTCCTCGATGACCTGCATCTGTTCCGGAGTGGCGCTTTTTTTGAATTCCGGGCTGTTGCGGAAGCTGACTATCTGCCGCTTCACCTTCTGCAGCTCCTTTTTCGCCACCTTGTCCAGATTGCCGAAGACGACATCCCAGTTGATGGTGTCCTTCAGTTCGTTGAAATCAAGTTCGGACAGCGCCTCGTCACGTTGTCGGGCCAGCATCCTTTTGTCATTCCCGTTCAGACTCTCTTTCGAGGATTTAAGGGTATATTCCCGCATGATGGCCAGACGTTTCTGCTGGTATGTGCCGTATTCCTTGTTATAGTCAATCCAGGACTGCAGGTCCTTCTCCTGCCATTCCTTGTCGGCTGTATAGAATTCCTTCGCATATTGCTGGTAGGCGACAAGACGCTGCTGGGACGCGTTGTCTTTCACGGCCTGCCTTTCCTCGGGCGTGGACCTCACACCCCGTTTCTTTTCGGCCTCGTCCATTTTCTTGAGGGTGTCACGCTCCTCCTTGTCGATCTGCGCGAGCGACTCGTCAAGCTCCTGCCTTGCAAGGGCCTGGCGTTTCCTTACACCTTCCCGCATGACCGATATGCGTGCCGCCTCAAGTTTCTGCTGTGCCCTGATACGGGCGTCGGCGAGTTCGTCCTGATAATCCCGGGCCGATTTGCCCGTATCCTTGGTTTCCCTGCCGTCATCTTCCTTTATGCCTGCCGATTTAAGCCTCTCCTTCCATTCCTTTGTCCGCGCAAGGAACAGGTCCATATAGGATTTGGCCGTATCCTCCGCTGCCTTCTGTTCCTCTTCCAGGGCGGAGATATCATTTTCTCTGAGCTGTTCGGCCGTGGGAGCGTCCGCCTGTCGGGTATAAGTAGCTGATCCGGACGCGGAAGAGAAGAAATTGGCCCTGAACCTGTCCCAGAAAGTCGGGCCCTTCTTCCGCCTTTCCTCTATCTCGTTCTGTTTTTTCAAGGCCTTCTCCGTCTGCTCCGTGGCCAGTTTGAACGCTGCGGCAGCTTCGGCCCTGAGAATCATCGCCCCGATGAACACGTCCGTATTGTCCACCAGCAGGTTCTCGGCGTCATTCACGTTGCCCACCTCAACACCGAGTTTCCCGAACTCCTTCTTGTTTTCGGTGATGAACTGTTTTTTATCGGACATGTTGTCTCCCAGTTCCTTCCATCTTTCGGACAAGGACCTGACGAGAGTGACCTGTTCCGCCACATCACTGCTGCTGTTCCTGAAGGATTCATTCACCTTTTCCTGGGCTTTCGCCACGGACAGGGCGGCATCCTTCACGCCGAACAGGCTCTTCACCCATCCGCCGATCTCCTTCCCGTATACGACGGACAGGGTAATCAGGGCGGCCAGCGCCGTCTGCCACGAGAACAGTGAGGAAAGCACCTGCTTCCACACCGGGGTGGCTTTCTTTCCGGCTTTGGTCAGTTCTTCATACTCCTTGCGGGCTGACGACAGGGCTTCGGTGAACATGGGAATGTTGTTGGAAATGGCGAGGAAGAACATCTGGGGACCCATTGCCAGCGAGGGGAGCTCCCGGGCGATCTGCTGCATGCTCATCCTCACATTATCGAGTTTAGGGGCGGGATCATCTTTCATGAGAGGGGTGGATCCTGTCTTTTTCTTCTGCTCCTCCAGCCCCTGCAATTCCGTCTTCAACTGTCTGACAACTCCCTGCAGCGCCTGGATATCCGCCATCTGGGCGTCGGTATTCGTACCTGCGGCCATGGCCTGCTTGAACCGTTCCTGCAGGGTCGCAAGCTCCTGCTCCAACTGTGCGATGACAAGTTTGGCAAATTGGCTCATATTGCCCAGGTTGCCCTCCACCGAGCGCAATCCCTTCAGTGTCTTGTCGTCAAGCAGTATCTCCAGTCTTACAGGTTCCATTTTTACCCTCCAAGTTTTGTTTGAAAATATTCAGTGGTGAATTTGTCCGGCCTACGTTTGCGCTCCCTTTCCAGGAGCTCCTCCTTGGTCACATACCGGCTGACATCCGTGTTCATCAGCATCAGCTCGGCGTAGCTGATCTTCCACAGGATGTGCCGTTTTGTACGGCCGAACCGCTCCATCGCCTGCGCGATGATTCCGAAAACGCTATGGGGGCCTTCCTGCCGGCCCGTTAACCCGTTTTCCTTTCCCGGCTTCCTATCGGCTCCAGCAGCCCCGCCGTCCTGGACGCCAACGGAATAGTATTGCAAAAAGGCTGTATGTCCATGCCCCTGAGCAGCTCGATGAGGGCGGCGGAGAGCATCGCCGGATGCACCCTCCATCTGAGGTACCATGCCACAGGGCCGGAGAACAGCATCCCCGAGAGCCATCCGGTGCATACGGCCAGCGCGACCATCCGGCTGACCGCCTTTCCCTTCTCCGCCACGAACCGCATCCTTTCCTCATAGTCCATCGCCTTGACATCCTCCGGGGTGACGCCGAGCTCCAGGTACCGCCTTGCTATGCGGATGACCGCCCCGGCGGGCGGACGTCGCATGACAAGGAAGGATTTCCCGGGGCGTTTCCTGAAAGGTCTGAGCGGCATCACCGGAATGCGGATGCCGATGTCAAGCAGCATGTCCGCCGCCCGACTTCGTGTGTCCTTCCCTTCCATCATGACTCGGGATATTCCGGTACACTGTCACCCGGGGCGAAGATCTTGTAGGGAGGCTTCTCCCCGGCATCCTGCATCTCCAGCTCGCACTCGATGCCCAGCACGTTGCTGAAGTTGATGCCGTTGGCAAAATTGCAGGTGAGCACCCCGTTGTAGATCCGGATCGTGTGGCCCGTCACGGTCTCGATGTCGAACACGCCCTGCACGTCCTTGTCCTCCGTCGGGGGCACGTAGATTCCGGTACTTTCCTTCGTCCCGCCCATCACCTGTATCATGTTGTCCGCGGACAGCTCGATGAGCGTGAACGTCCATGTCTTGGTTCCCGGTGTGGACTTGAGCACCGCGAACGGCGCGTTGCGTTTCTGCGCCGCCCAGATGCGGGTCTTGGAAGGCGAGTCGCCTCCGGGCTGCAGCCCGTCCTCGGATATCAGCCCGAGAGCCTGCCCGTTATATTTAAGAGCTTTCACGCCATAGATGGCGCCGGTATTCATTTCTGGCATAATGATTCATGTTTTAATTGTTCCTTGATTTGTCTTTAAACCGCCGGAGCCCCCAGAAGAGAAGCAGGAGGACAAAACAGCACAACACCTTCGTCCTTGTCCGCTCCCAAAAAGAGGGAACCGGCTGTTTTTCCTCGGCCGTAGCCTCCTCTGACTCCAACCTCATATCCGAGGTCTCCCTTACGGTGATCTCCGGCCGGTCATGCGAGACGGCCGTGACGTTCACGCCGCCTTCCCCGTCCGACTCCACCCTCACCTCCAGCCCCTCATGCTGCTCCGTCACGCCCATGCCGGCCGGAAGGCCGCCTATCGTCCGGAGGAGCCCGGGTTTCAGTGCCAGGCTCGTCAGAGTCGTCGGGGCCTTGCCGAAGATTATTTCCCCGGTTACGCTCCTCTGAAGAGAGCCCGAGCGGACGGCTGTTCGGCTCTCCCTGTTTGCTGCGCATCCAGACAACAGCAGGACAGCGCTCAGCATACTTGCACTGGTAACATTTACGCAGCGCCTGTTCCAGAACGATAATTTTCTCATTGACTTTTCGTATTTGGTCGCTTAAATGTAAAGTCGTCTCGGAGAGGTCGTCATACAACTGCTTGTATGTGCCCTCGTTCTCCTTGACCGCACGGACCTTGACGAGCCTGCGGTCACGCCACCAGCCTATTGCCATGGCTATGCACCCCGTGGGGGCGAGCCACTGCTGGAGAAGTTCGAATACAGTGCCCCAGTCCATACGCATATCATTTTTCAGATCATGTCCCAGCCGGCCTCTATGTCCGCCATGACGGCAGGCACGCCGTTCTCCACCCGGCTCATCGCGGCGGCCAGACGGCACATCGTCCCCTTGTCATCCACGTCCGGCTCGTAGGTGGTTGGAACCTGAAGCTCGCCGCATACGCTTGAAAGGTAGGCGCGGGTGTCGTTCTCCGTGGACGGGGCGTAACGCCCGATCATAAGGGAGAGGGTCTTCAAACCGTGTTTCTTCCGGTAGTTCCTCAAGGTGATGAGCATGGCACGGTAGCCGTATCCCATGTCGGTGAACTGGAAGAACTCCTTGTCCGTCTGCACCGGGCGGAGGCCCTTCCACCTGTCACCTGACAGGCGGAGGTTCCCCGGGTTATTGTTTCGTAGTCCTCTTGGTGTCATGGTCATGGCTCGATTTCTTCGGTTTCCGAATCCGTTCCTTCAGGCGCTGCTTTCGCTCTCGCTGCCGCCACCGCTTCCCGTCTCACCTGGGCCCACCGTTTCTCGGCCGGAACCTCCTGGTCCTTTTTCTGGACAGTGGTACCGTCCCACGAATAGATGGCTCCGATCGCCTCCTGCTTCTTGGGAAGGACGATGTAGTAATGGCGGAAGTTGACCAGGCTTTCCTGGGTCTGCGGGCTGGTGGCCGCAGCCGAATAGTACATCTTGGTCGAGCCCTGCGCACGGAACATGCGGGGGACATAGAACACGAAGGATCCTTTCAGGTCGGTTTCACCCGGAGCCTGGTTGTACGGAACCTTGACTCCCTCCTTGGTGTAATACGGACAGTTGATGAACGTGTATATCTGGAAACCGTACATGTTCAGGAGTTTGCCGCTGGTATAATTGTAAAACTTGTCCTTGAACGACTGGTCCTGTTCGAGCAGGTCGTTCACATGGTCCGGACACAGCACGAGACGGCGCCCGTCTTCCGGTACCTCGGCATTGTCCAGGGCGCGTTTCAAGGCGATGATATCCTTCAAGGTCAGTTTCTTCCGTCCTGTGGCGTCCGCCTCCCCGCTGGTGGGGATCACCGGAGTCTTGCCTGTATGGCTGTATGGAGCCAGGGCGTGCGCCGCCTTCTTGTAACGGATACGGTCGATGGCGTTCCTGTGACGCTCGACATCAAGCGAGAACTTGTCATAGGAGATGGCATAAAGCTGGTCATCCGTCACACGGGTGGCCTTTGTCTGGAACTTGTCCAGACCGATGGGGATGTCATTCTCCTCCAGATTCTGTATGGGTATGGGATAGGTGGTGTTGTTCACCAGCACGTCCGGGTCGGCGCCCACGTCCACCAGGTGGATGATCTCGTTGTTCACTCTTGCGGAATAGTCCGGTATCCCGTCAAGGAACGACGCCGTCAGTCCCGCGCCGAGCTGTCTGACCAGCTCCCCCGTCCATACTTCGGTGTACACACCCTCCATGGCGGCACCGGCCGGCATGAATCCCTTAAGGAGCATCGGCACAACAATTCCCGAGGCCGCACCGTATGCGGGGCTGATCCCCACCATTGACGCAAGGATGACCCCCATTATGACATTGAAGGCCGTTCCGGTCAAAAATTTCAGAATAAATTTCTTTTTCATGATTCGCTTTTAATTTTTAGTTAATTAAATTCAGGGCAATCCACTCCGAACTGCTTCTTGTACAGGCGTCTGTACTGCTGCGGGTCATCGGAACGCATCAGCTTGAGCTCCTCCTCCGGCACATCCGTCCATTTCTCGTAGCCTCCCGCATGTGCGGGCCCTCCGGATTTTCCGGCCAGTATGACGGAAGGGCGCAGGGCGGGGTTCATCGCCTCGAAGGTCAGTTTGAGGGACTCCGCACCGACCGATTTTCCCAGGGAGATGAAATGATCCTTCCTGTCGGCGCTGATCTTTCCCTCCCCGATGGCGGAATCCACAAGGGCGGTTATACCCGAGAGCCTGAGTCCGTCAAGCTCTTTCTCCATCTTCTCCTTCTCGGCCTGCAGCACTCCGTTCGCTTTCTGGTACTCCAACAGGAGATTGATCTTTTTCTGCACGTCTGTCAGTGTCGCGGCATCCGTGAGGCCCAGCATCAGGGCGACTGCTTTCATTTCTTCATTGTTCATTTCAGGTGTAGTTTTTTGGTTATTGTTTTTTTTCAGGAGGGGAAGACTGTGCGAGCCGTCCCCCTTGCTGAGTTTCAACGGTTTCCCTTCATAAATCAGGCTGATATTGTCATCATTGCCCCCGATATCCACCATGCTGTACTCCACCAGTTTGGACCTGGTCACTGTGGGGCAGGTCTGCCCGGGTTTCAGAAGCGCCGGATCTTCGGAGAGTTCGAGTATGTCGAAATTGGGCGATCCCATGCGCAGCGTGCCTTTCTCCCATTGCTGCCTGGCCATCCTGCTCTCCTCCCGGACATCGTCAAACCAGGGTTCTCCGGTAATCTCGCCGTTCTCCCTTCTGATATCCTTCACCATTCCGATGACGCACCCTCTCTCGTGCATCCACAGCAATACCGGGTTCCGCTCGTACTGGGACAGGTCCACCCCGTCCGTCCTTACCCATGTTCCGTAACAGTTCAGCGTTTCGTTGCTTATTCTTATTCTTTTGCCCATTTCCGTCTGATTTTGCCGCAAACTTACATCCGGAGGGAAGGCGTTCAAAAAAAGTGTGCAACACTTTCATCATTGTGTGCAACGCCCGCGCATTTTCTTGACTCCGGGACGTTCCGCGGTGCATATTTGCAGAAAAAACAATTCATTATGGCAAGAACCGGACATAAGTCGAAAGATACCGCCAAGGCTTTGTACCTCAAGGGAATCCCGCAGGAAAGGATCATCGAGATGACGGGGATCGCCCGCCAGACGCTCAGCAGGTGGATCAGCCAGGAAGGATGGAGGGAGCTGAAGGCCTGTTACGGAATGACACGCGAGGAGGTCACGCAGAAGATCCTCTCCATCATCAATGATGCCATCGAGGACCCTGACGAGTATCTGAAAAAAAAGAAGATAGCCGACGACCTGGTCAAGCTGGCCGCCACCATCGAGAAGATGGACAGGAGCACCAATGTGGTGCATTATGTGGAGGCCTTCATCCGGTTCGAGGACTGGCTGATGGAACACCGGAAGGATTATCCGGAGCTCCCCGACAAGGTCGTGGCGATGCTCCACGGCCTGCATGATGATTTTCTAACCCCCTTTTTCACAAAGAAGCCATGACGGAACAGGAAAGGAAGGACGCGTACAAACGCTGGCTGCAGCAGAGCGAACGGCTGGCCAGGATCACATCGGAGGACCGTATGGAATCCCCCCAGGAGAGGAAACGCAACATCGCGCGGGCGCTCAGGGATTACGGCTATTTCTGCCAGCGTTACCTCAAACACTACTGCGAATGTCCCAATGCCGGGTTCCATAACGATGCGGCCCGGTATATGTACAATAACGACAACTGCCGCGCCGTGTTCAAATGGCCGCGCGGCCATGCCAAGAGCGTGCATCTGGATATCGGCATACCCCTGTGGCTGAAATTCAACGGCAAGCTGCATGTGATGGTGCTGGTCGGAAAAAGCGAGGACAATGCGGACGCCCTTCTGGGGGACCTGCAGATGGAGCTGCAGTCCAACCGGTACATCATCGAGGATTTCGGCGAACAGTACAACGCCGGATGCTGGCAGGAAGGGGAGTTCGTGACAAAGGACCGGTGTGCCTTTTTCAGCCGGGGACGGGGACAGTCGCCGCGAGGCCTTCGTTTCCGGGAGATGCGTCCCGACTACATAGTGGTGGATGACCTTGACGATGACGAGATGTGCCGCAGCGAGGCCCGGGTGCGCGAGATGACCAAGTGGATCAAGGAGGCGCTCTTCGGATGTTTCGGGGGAAAGGGAGGACGGTTTGTCATGGTGGGCAACCTGATCGGAAAGAACAGCGTGCTGCAGAAGATCATTGACAGCAGGACCGTGCACACCAGCTCCGTCAACGCTTTCGACAGGGACGGGAACCCGTCATGGCCCGAGAGATACACGGCGGAATACCTCCACGGACTGGAGGAGTTCATGGGATACCGCTCCTTCCAGAAGGAATACATGAACAACCCCGTCACCGAAGGGGCGGTATTCCAGGAAAGATGGATAAGGTACAAGCCGATGCTCAGGCTGAAATACTACGAAAGCATCGTGGTATATGTCGACCCTTCGTGGAAGAGCGGCGGAAAGAACGACTACAAGGCGTGCAAGATGTGGGGGCGGCCCAAAAGGGGGATGAAAACGGCATCGCACAGGGAGCTGCACTGCATACGCGCGTTCTGCCGGCAGTGCGGCGTAGGCGAGATGGTACGCTGGCTCTATGACCTGTACGAATCCCTGCCGGAGGACTGCGCCGCCATCTTCTATATGGAGGCGAACTTCATGCAGGACACCATACTTGACGAGTTCCAGAGGGAGGGGGACATAAGGGGATACCAGCTTCCCATCATGCCGGACACGCGCAAGAAACCCGACAAGTTCGCACGGATCGAGGCCATATCACCCTTGTGGGAAAGAGGGCTCGTCTGGTACAACATCAGGCTGAAGGACGACGCCGACATGCGGATCTCCATTGACCAGACGCTCTCCTTCGAGCAGGGAAGCCGGGCGCATGACGACTCCCCGGACGCGGACGAGGGGGCGATATACAAGCTGCAGAAACAGGTGCGCCAGGATACCATGCCGCCCCGTATCGGAATGAGGCAGGCGCCCAAGGAAGGATGGTGACAATCAAACAAAACATACCATTATGTATATAACGGAACAGGACTATATCAATATCGGGGAGGAAGCCCTGAAGATCGTGCAGCAGAGCAAGGAGGAGAACCGCCTGCTTGCCGAAAGGTTCGCCATGGATTTTGCCGCCGGGTACTTGAGAGGACGGTACGACGTGGATGCCGCATTCTCCAGAGAGGGGGACGAAAGGAACATGGCGCTGGTGGGGTGCCTGACGGATATCGCGCTGTACAGGATGGCGCTGGGCCTGCCGGCCCGCATGAGCCTTGAGAAGTACAGCACGCAGTATGACAAACAGGTGGAATGGCTGGAGGCGGTGCAGGCCTCCGATGTGATGCTTGACCTCCCCACCGTCACCGGGCCCGACGGACAGGAAGACTACTACAACCCGATCCGCACAGGTGAGGGGATCAGGAACAACTATATCTGGTAATTATGGGAAAAGGAAGAGACAAGGGGGTGCGCATCGGCAATATGGACCTTGCGCGCCGGGCGGACCGGAAAAAGGTCCGAGACATCACGGTCAGCCTCCAGCTGCAGACGGAGAACCTCACGCGCAACGACCTGAGGTCATGGCGGTACGCATGGCAGCAGGCCATCAATGTGGAGCAGCCCAGGCGGAACCGGCTGTACAACATCTATACGGACGTGGATGTGGACGGGCATCTTGCCGGATGCGTGGAACAGCGTACCGGGTTCGTCATGAACAAGGGGTTCAGGATCGTCGACAGGTCAGGCGCCGAGAACGAGGATCTCAGGGAGCTGTTCGAAACGCCGTGGTTCAAGCAGTGGATGCGGCTCAGCCTTGAGAGCATATATTACGGGAACTCCCTCATCGAGCTGGGACCCGTCATCACCGTGGAGGACAAGCCGGTGTTCAGCAGCGTCAGCCTGATACCGCGCACCCATGTCGTGCCTGAACACGGGGTGATCATCACCAGCGAGAACGACACATGGCAGTCGGGGTATAACTACCGCAACGGACCCGTGTCATGGTGGGTGACGGAAGCCGGAGGCACGCATGACCTGGGGCTGTACCTCAAATGCGCCCTGCATACCATCCCGAAAAAGAACATGTCCAGCTTCTGGGACATGTTCGGGGAGATATTCGGCATCCCCTTACGTATCGGAACGACCACCAGCCGTGACCCCAAGGAACACGACAGGCTGGAAAGGCTGCTCAGGAACATGGGGGCCGCGTCATACGGGCTGTTCCCGGAAGGGACGACCATCGACATCAAGGAATCCACACGGGGGGACGCGTACAATGTGTACGACAGGCGCATAGAACGCTGCAACAGCGAGATAAGCAAGGCGGTGCTCACGCAGACCATGACCGTAGACAACGGGGCGTCGCTCTCACAGTCCAAGGTTCACGAGAACATGCTGGACAACCTGATCAACAAGGATGCCGACATGATAAAGGACCTGGTGAACTGGCAGCTGATCCCCCGCATGGTAAAACACGGGTTTCCGGTCAAGGGGTACCGTTTTGACTGGGATGACAGCGTGACCTACACGCCCGAGCAGCAGGTGGCATACGAGACCATGGTGATGAACCACTACGAGGTGGACCCCAAATATATCGTAAACAAGTACCAGATTCCCGTAATAACAAGAAAGGACAGGAAGGAGCAGCTGGTAAAACCTTTTTTCGACTAGGCCCCGCCGACTATGCGGGGCTGCATGAGAGGGCCGCGCTGCTGTACGGAAACAGCACGCTGGCCCTGGAAAAAGACGACAACGACACACGGCAGGCCGACACCTCGCAGGTGGAGGAGGCCTTCCTGCTGCTCATGGCATGGCTGTACAGACAGAAGGGGTTCAGCCCGGAGATGCTGGAGGACGAGGAGGTCAGGGAATTCATCAAGAAGACCGCCGCGCTGCTTGACAATGCCGTGGACCTTTCCGTCAGGGAGGTGCCGCTGGACGAGGTGAGCGTGCAAAGGCTGAAGGAGTCCGACTATGTCTTCAGCGGAATAAAGACCTTCCACGAGCTGAACGAGGCGTTTCCCTCCCTGCTCGATGAAGACGGCGGATTAAAACCGTTTGAACGGTTTTTAAACGACGTTCAGACAATCAACGACACCTATAACGGGGCCTATCTGAAAACAGAGTGGAACTTTGCCAGGTCATCGGCGCTGATGGCCGCGAAATGGAAGGATTTCGAGAAGGACGGGGAGGATTACAACCTGCAGTACCGTACCGCCGGAGACGAGAGGGTCCGCAAGGGCCACCGTCCCCTGGACGGGATCACCCTTCCCCTCTCCAGCAGGTTCTGGGACTGGTATCTCCCGCCCAACGGGTTCGGATGCCGCTGCACGACAGAACAGGTCCGCAAAGGGAAGTATCCGGAAAGCGACGAGAGGGAGGCCATGAACCTCGGATCGCAGGCCACATCGGGAAAGTACCAGGAGATGATGCGGTTCAATCCGGGGAAACGGATGACCACATTCCCGGCATATAACCCGTACACCCGCAAGGACTGTGCGGACTGCGACGGCAAGGGGGACGGGAATGAACTGTGCAGGGCCTGCCGGATCATCCGGAAACAGGCCGGGAAAGGAGGCGGCAATGGATGACAACGGTTCCAAAAAGACCATGAGGGAGCTGCGGGGACGGATAAACCGCTTCATCCGCCTTACGCTGAATGACATCAGGGTGGAGGCGAAGGATGAGTTCGACATGAATTTCAAGCGCGAGGCCTTCTTCACCGAGAAGTGGAAAAGGCGAAAGGGTGACACGGATGAAACCAGAGGCCTGCTCGTACAGTCCGGGACTCTCAGACGCAGCATACGCTCCCGGATAATGGAAGGAGGCAAGGGGGTGGAGATCACTTCGTCCGTGCCGTATGCGAAGATACACAACGAGGGGGGAAGCATCACCGTCACCCGCAGGATGAAGGGATATTTCTGGATAAAGTACAGGCAGGCCGTGGGAGGTATAGCCCGGACAAAGGCCAGGAAGGCACGGAACGGCAGGAAGAACAGGCAGATATCCCGGGATGCGGAGTTCTACAAGGCCATGGCGCTGAAGAAGACAGGAAGCAGGATCATGATTCCCAGGCGTCAGTTCATCGGACGCCATCCGGATCTGGAGAAACTGCTGGATGAGATAGCCGTGGAGAATTTGAAGAAAGTGTTCAACGATAACGATTAAAATATGAGAAGTTTTTTCTATTTGCAGCTCCAGGAACGCCTGGAACAGCTGCCGGACAGGCAAGGGGTGCCGGCAGTCAGGACCTATGACCTGTGGAACGAGCAGGTCGACTTCATCGAGGAGGAGGAGCCTTTCGACATGCCCGCCGTGTTCCTTGAGTTCATGCCGTATAAATGGACGACGCTATCGGGTGCCGTACAGCAGGCGGCGGTTACAGTCAGGCTGCATGTCGTGACCCCCTGGAAAGGCTCGTCAAGGAAGGGAAGCCGATACCAGCAGCAGTCCCTGGAACGTTTCAGCCTGCTGGAGGAGATCAGCGCCTGCCTGCATGATTTCAAGGGGGACAACGGGAAGGTATGCTTTGACATGTTCCGGCGTACAGCCAGCGACACAAACCATAATCATGCGGAGGTGGTGGAGGATGTGGAGGAATACACGTTCAGGGCGGTTGAGAGACTTTAGAAAAGTGTCATCTGCATCTCGCGCTGCCGGGCGATGACACGGTCGTCCGCGCTGGCCTTGATCATATTGTAGAAGGTACGTTCGCATATCCGGTATTTGGGCCAGATGTAACGGCGGAATATCTCACGGTTCGAAAGGCCGCTGCGGCTGTGCTCGTCATAAATGCGCACGACATCCGTAACACGGAACACATAACTTCTTCCCGGAGTGTTTATCCTGGATTTCCTCATACCCTGAAACATTTGAACAATTTGAAAAAACTTTTACCTGTATGACAAAGGTAGTGATTATGAAATAAATATGCAACAAAGGGAGGGTTAATAATAAAAAAGCCCTCAACGCTTCCGTTTAAATTACCACATAAAAACGAAGAATAGTACATAGATACTCGCACGCTGAGGGCCAAAGTCCTTGACGCGAGTATTTATGTACTATTTTTATGTGGTGCACAAAAGTAATAATAAAAATTGGAAGTTTATGTGCAAGAGCGAAATTTTCTTCAACCTGCTCGTCCTGACCGAGCGTGAAACGGAAGTGCCGAGGGAACGTATACTGGGCGACTTCAGGGACATGGAGTCCACGGACGCCAGATATGTGCTTGTCAGGCTGCTCTCGGAAGCCGGCCTGTATCCCGACCAGATAGCGAGGATGACCAACCGCACGGCGCGGGGAGTACGGCGCCTGCTGGCGCGGAACATCACCTCGCCGATGATCGGAATATATCTGGAACAAATAAGGAAACACATCAGAACAGGACGCTCGACGGAGCGCGTGTAGTTGAGTATGTTTGCACCACGGTCGGATTAGTGACCGGAACTACAAAATACAAATACAACTATGAGTGAATCAAGAACTTTTGTGTTCCCCGAGAACGGGAACTCCGGAGGCGGCACCAACGGCATTCTGGCCATGCTTCCGGCGCTTATGCAACAGCGCGGTGTGGATCGGAACATCCTGGCGCTGATGGGAAACGGCAACAACCGTAACGGCAACGGCTGGGGTGACGACCTGTTCGCCATCCTGCTTCTGTTCATCCTGATGGGATGGGGAGGCATGGGAGGTTTCGGCGGCGCCCGTGGCGGAATGATGGGCAACGGACAGGGCGGCGTGGTCCCCTTCGTGCAGAACGACGCGAACACCGCCGTGATCATGCAGGCCGTACAACGCAACGGATACGACATCCAAAGCCTGGCCACCGCGTTGAACACTTCCTCGGACGCCGTACAGGCCGCCATAAACGGTCTTGGCATGCAGATATGCAACATCGGCAACCAGATGGGCATGAACACCAACCAGATCGTCACCGCGATCATGCAGGGCAACAACGCCATCCAGTCGCAGATCTGCCAGTGCTGCTGCCAGACAAACGAGAACATCACCAAAATGGGCTACGAGAACCAGCTGTCCGTATGCAACCAGACAAACGCACTGGTGAACACGGCCAACCAGAACACGCTCGCATTGCGTGACGCCGGTACGGCCAATACCAACGCCATCATCAGCAAGCTGGACGCCATGCAGAACCAGGCGCTGCTTGACAAGATCGACTCGTTGCGCGAAAAGAACAGCACGCTCGTCAACCAGCTCTCGCAGGAGCACCAGAACGCGTATTTCGCACAGGTGTCCGCACAGACCATCGCGCCTGTCAACGCCGCGCTGGGTGATCTGAGCGCCCGTCTGGCGAAGATTGAGTGCAACCAGCCCGAAGTGGCCAAGGTGCCGTACAGCCCGGTTGTGGGAATCCCCACCTGTGTGGCGGCCCAATATGGTCTTGGATACGGCTTCAATCCTTACGCCGCCGGTAATGGCTTTTGGGGTTAATTGAGGAAGGAGGCTATTATGGCAGTATATCCTTTCCAATTTGTAAACCGCAGGGGTTCTGCGGCCATATCAACCTCGGGAGTAACGGTCAATACCGACAATGTGGTGTTCTCCTTTCCCAACCATGCCTTTGTGAACGCATGGTACAGGGGGACCATCTACATTGACCTGGCGCAGGCCGTCCCCACAGGGACAACCGGGACGCTGCCGGTCCTGTTCGAGACAAACGGGGTGACACAGGCCGTGACCAAGTACAACGGGGAAGCGCTGACGGCAGCCGACATCCCCGGTACGGGAGTGTTCGAGTTCTGGTTCGACAGGACGACAAACACCCTGCAGATAATGACCGGAGTAGTTTAAGAACAAGGAGGGAGGAATCCCTCCATTTAAAGAGAAACAATTATGCCTTTCCAGAATTTAAGAGTCAACAGCCAGTTTTACATACTCCATAAGGACGGGACGCCTTATGTGGAGGTCGGCGCCATTGCGGGAGTATCCAATCCGGTCCCGGACGGGACACAGCCGGTGATGTTCGGCCAGCCGATGAAGATGGTGGTGGACATCACCGTCAAGGTCGGCGAACAGACCGTCACGTTCCAGAAGATACCCGCGGGGGCGGACATCGCCGACGCGAATTTCCCCGGAGGCGGGAACATGGTCATATCCGGGTCAAGGGAGTCGATGAACTCCGAGGTGGCGGCCATGAGGAACAGGTCCGCGGAGATACTCAGAAGCATAGACCACCACCGTGCCATAGTGGACGCCTGCGGCAAGATGATGGAGATACTGAATCCCGAGTTTGCCGAAAGGCAGAGACAGGAGGCGGAAAACAAGGCTCTCAGGGAGGAGATATCCGAGCTGAAGGCCATGATGGCCGAACTGCTTAAACCGGCGGAAAGGCCCAGTACGAACAATTCTAAAAAACAACAAGTATGATGATGATCGAGATAGAAGACAGCAAGGTCGAGAGAATGTCCGATTATGCCGAAAAAATGCTCAAGTATGGCGGCAAGCTCATGCAGTGCATTGAGGAACTCTCGGAAGGGAGCGGCATGGGACAGCGCGACGACGGCTACGATGACTATGACGAGTATGACGACATGGGACAACGTGGCGGTTATGGAAACCGTGGCGGATACGGCGGAGGATACGGGAACCGTTATGGCGGCGGCTCGATGGGCCAGCGCCGCGGAGTGCCCGGAACAGGACGCTATTCAAGATACCGTTAGTTTAACCCGCCGGGACGGAGGATTCCCCCGTCCCGGCTAACAAGAAGACTATGAACAGGACAAAGGAACCTCTGGACATATACGATGACCGGCCAAAGGAGCTGACGGCGTACCTCCGGCATAACGGCTGGCACTTCAACAAAAAGCTGTGCGACTTCGCCGTGTCGCTCATGCGCAGGATGAACCCGGCAACCGGAAAAAGCGAGAAGGTCGAACCCATGACCAAGGACAAGGTGGACGAACTTCTGGCCAAGAACGGGGTCAGGGTGGAGAACAACACATTATATGACTATGTATACGTGGCCAACCAGGCAAAGGCGGACTGTTTCAAGTCCTCCATCGCCGACGAGCCCCATCTGGCGCTTTACGTCAAGGATATCATAGATGACTATGACGCTCCGGAAGGCATGGTCATGTGCATGTGGTATGCAAAAATGACAAGGGCCGGGGAACCGGTGGAATGGGACGAGATGTTATGATCCGCCAGCGGTTTGACATAGAGGAATACGGCTGGAAGGTGGCGGTCTACTATGCCGTGGACTGTTACTACACCGACGAGATCATTGGCAGGCTCTATGACATAGGCTGCCGCGGGGATGATCTGGAAACGGCGTACAGGAACCTGTCCTCCGGCAAACCGGACACCGGACTCACCTATTCCAACTACGGTACAAGGCAGACGGTCATGGTGATAGGGATCACATCGTCACCCGCCGAGTTCCAGAACTCCTATGACCATGAGAGGAAGCACCTGGAAGCGCACATGGCAAAGGCACTGGGGATCGACCCGTGGGGCGAGGAGATATGCTACCTGTCCGGCAATATAGGACAGAAGATGTTCGACAAGGCCAGGTTGCTGCTGTGTGATTGTGAATGTTGTAAGAAACAGATAAAGGAACTTATATGAAAAAGAAAGAAATCAGGAAAGCGCTGGAAGGCGGCACGCCGTTCTCAAGCCTGTACTCCCTTCTCCCCTCCGGGCAGAAGGAGAAATTCAAACAGTTCGCCGCGGCATTCGGATTCACGGAGCGGCAGGTCAGGGAAAGACTGCGGAAAGAAACACGATAGCTTCTCATTGACAACGGGCGCCCCCGCATATTATTGTATGCCGCAGGGCGCCCGTTCCGGTTTCATCCGTTTTTTTACTTCCTTATCAGGACGGAATATTGGGGGCATTCTATTCATGTACAGGTATTCAGGGCATGGACTATACAGTCGGTTGCTATAAGGACCAGCCCGATTATAAAAAGTATGATAAACGCATCTCTTATCACAGCCGATGTCCTGTCATTCCAAAGTTTCACATTCCAGTTAAAGAGATATGCGCCTGTAAGCCCTCCTACAATAAAGTATAAACCTATAATCATATCTTCTCTATTTTATTTAATCTTTCTTCAAATTCGGCAATGATACAGTCTGCATCACCGCCATGTATCCGGTTGTCCAAAACAGAGGACAGAGTTTCAATGGCTTTCCGTTTCATTTCTTCCTGTGCCATTGCAACGGCTTTAAAAGCATTTTCTTTTGCGATAACCGGGAAGTTGGGATTGACTACCACAAAACTCTCACTTTCAATATATTCTTTTGACTTGCTCATATCTGATTTGTTTTGAGTATTAATTTTTTTCAATGAAAGTATTGGTTGTATTCAACACTCCGGCTGAATCTTGACTTTTGCCATCTCTTATGAAGATTCCTTCTTCTTTCAGCCTTTCATAATCGATTTTATTCATAAGAATAACACTCGCATTGCCATCTATATACAGTTTGCATTGCATGAATTGAGTTCCTTTTACCTCCTCAATTACGTCTATTTGCATTGTTCTTTTTTTACTCATTTTGAATTATTTTTTTATAACTACCGCCATTGTACTAATAGAAGTGCCACTCTCTTTAAACTCGCCTGCGCTGATTTCAAACACTTCTCCATGTACTTCTTTCAGCCAGTTGCGGAAATCAATACATTTCTTTTCCGAAGCGAATTTCCAGTGTTGACTGGTTATTGCTGCAAGCGTGCCGCCTTCTTCCAATCGATCATACATAAGCCTGACATGCTCTATATCCTGATTACCGGAAAACGGAGGATTTGCAATAATCTTAGTGTAACTACCTACACTGTCTTTGGTAAAGTCTTCATCAAGCAATATTACGTTGCTAAGGGTGTGAAGAAATTCTCTGTTTTCCGGCATCAGCTCATAACATTCAACTATTACAGAAGGACAAGCTCGGTGGATTGCTTTAATAAGCGCGCCACGCCCGGCACTCGGCTCCAGTACCGTATCATCCTCACGTATTCCCCCGGCAAGCATAACCAGCCAGTCGGCAACATCGGCCGGAGTCTCAAAAAACTGGTATTCCTGTTGAAGGTTACACCGCTTACCTTCTTTCAAAATGGAAAACACACGTTCCGGATTAAACGGAAATGTGAAACCCTGTATCTTCCCACCTTGCCATGAACCGCCGGCTTCTTCTATCCACTTTTTTGCTTCGGCATAAGATTTTTTATTGAATTGAACTTGAGGAAGTTTGAGGATATTGTTCTCAAGAGTACAATGTTTCAGTATTTCTTCTACATTCCATTTTTTACCTTCGTCAGCCTGTTTTTTCTTTTCCCCAACCGGAGCGTCAGGTGCTAACAGTGAAGATATTTTTTCTACAACTATGTTGCTTGCGTCCATGAAGGCACTGACGCAAGATATCGCTTCGATCAAGAAATCGGTGTCAACATGCCCGGTATCGTCATAGATGTCTATCCCTTCGGTCATGGATGACAGTTCATTGAGCTGCGCAACACTACCATGTAACGTTTCGATTAAAATCTTTTTTTTGTTCGTCATAACTTTTCTGTAAATAAATTCTTGTTGTGTCTACACTTCCATGACCGAGAAGATCGGCTAGTTGAATAACATCTTTGTTTTTTTTCAGGAACATTTTAGCGAAAAAATGTCGGAAGGCATGCGCGTGCATCTTCCTTGAATCAATGCCGCAATGTTTCCCCCATGCTTTCAAGTGCTGGGAAAAGCCACGCTGTGTGATCGGGCCGAATCTCCCTACCGCAAAAATCCCGGTCTTACCATATTCCTTAGCGTAAACCTTCGCTTCCTGCTGCAATTGCTTTTGGAAGAAAAAACGTCTGTACTTGTTACCTTTACCTTTCAATGTAACCTCACCACTAATTATATCCTCCCATGTAAATCGTTGAAATTCCGACAGACGGGCGCCCGTTGTACCCAATACCTTGATAAAAAAGTAGTAATCCTTATTGTTTTTTCCCTTGAGATACTCCAGTAACCGATTATATTCATTCTCGGTCGGCACATTGTTCACATCAAGCTTGCGCTTTATTTTAGGACGCTTCAGTTCTATAGGCTTCTTCAGCCATTTAGAAAATCTTTCGATTGCTGTAATCCGCAACCGGATGGTAGCGGGAGATAATTTTTCTTCTTCAAGACTTTTTATAAACCTCCTGCAATTATCCATGTTTACCTCATTGGCGTATTCGAAATACTTCTTTATGGATGTGTAATATACATCAACTGTATGAGAAGAGTAATCATTGTTGTCAGTCAGCCATATAATGAAATCATGAAGTTGTTTCTTGTTCTTCTCCGAAATGACATCAAGTTTTTCCAAAGGTTTCACCGTCTTTTCCCTTTTTCCATATCCGATGTTGAGAAAGGATAATAGATCGCATATAGCTGAGCACATTAATGAATGACGCACCATGACATCTGCATTTTCACGCTTGTAATTCAAATAACCACGGCGGTTCACTTCTTTGGTCATCTCTAAAAAATCCGTGACATGCTTGATATATTTCCCGACAGTATCATAAGTCCTGCCTGTTGTGTATAAGTAGGAAATATAATCAGTTAATATCTTCTGTCTGTCATTATTCATAATTTTCTTATTTTAAAATTTCATCAATAGATAATAAAACACTCTCCAGTCTTTCCAACTGCTCAGAGTATTTCATAAGAAGATTTTCTTCTCTTTCCGTAGCCTCCCCTCCATTGTGAATATCATTATACTTTTCGTATTTTGATTTTACACTCTTATATGCTTTCTGAAAGAACGGAAGCAATATCTTACATTCCTCTTTGGTCATACAGACCGTTATCTCGTATGGAGATGAATACGATTTTCTTGTGCTATCTATGTGACTCATTTCTTTCCTGAATAGATAATAAATTGTTGTTTTACTCATTTTCACCCACGGTTTGCTCTAATTGCCTATCAAATTCTTTAATACATTCAAATAAATAGTGCGCAATGATAGGTTGTACTGCATTACCTATACACTCCGTTCTGTCCACCCGATCGGGAAGCTCATTATGTTTTCCAGCAAAGCGGGGTGCGGGTATTGACTGTCTTGTTCTCCATCCCGGATATATTCTTGTATGTTGCCCCGATAGGTAGGGCTTCCGAAATACCGATCCCTGGCTGCACCGTGAGCTGTTGTTTTCACGGGAGTAGGCAATACAATATAACCGTTCCCGACCCTGTTGTATGCCAAAGTCGGTGCCTGATAAACATTGCCATTCTGCATCATACCCGATTTCGGAAAGGTTGCATAGGACTCGTTCAAATCCCCGAATAAGGAGCATTGGGCTGTTTTCAATGATGATGTATCTAGGTATAACTTCCCGTATAACTCGATACATCTCAGCCCATAAGCCACTTCTTTCACCGACAATTCCGACACCTTTTCCAGCAACGCTGATGTCCTGGCAAGGGAATCCACCGCTAATGATGTCAACAAACGTTGGATTTGAATACGTTCTAATATCTCTGTTGATTTCATGGTCTTCTCCAAAATTTTTTTTGATTATACTTGCTTGATACTCTTCATATTCGCAGCTCCAGAGTGTTTTTATTCCGGCGAATGCTGCACCCAAGCCGAAACCTTCTATCCCACTAAACAGAGAGCCGTGAGTCAATTTGCTTTGCTTCATTTCTATATCGTTTTGAATTATTGTTTAAATTCCGGTAAAACACCGAGATATAAGTACCGATTATCAACGGTTCTGTGTGCTGTAATGTAGAATAATACATCGCCTTCATTTTTAATGGCGTCGCATCCTTGTATAAAGTCTCTTGAGTAATATGCAGGAGGTATGATTTCCCCTATATAGTTATATAACCTTTCGTCAATATAATCACCTGGCGATAAAAAGTCATCCAAGTCTTTATCCTGTTTTACCCATTGTTTAAAAGTCTTTTTCATTTCTTTATTAGTTTTGAATTAAAGTACAAAGCATTTCACCTTGTAAAACAATCTACCTGGTGAACTCATGGCATAAACGTCTCCGTTGGCAAATTCAATTTTATTGCCTGTGCAGTTGATTATTCTATTATCTTCACTCTCCAATTTAAGAACCTCTTCTTTTGTCATATTTCATCCTCCTCTATTTCAAGTAAGACATTAAGTTCCACACTATCCGTAAATCCATCATCAGGATATACAGTTTCTTTTTCTACATATTCAATCCCGTGAACACGTATAAATTTAGCGTTCTCTTCATCCCAGTTTGATTCTGTTCTATCTGTGAGCATAAATACATTGGCTGATTTAGGCATTTTTTTAAGCTTTTCTATAAGCTCTCCAACAGTTAATGTTTTCATAATTTTATTCCTTTTTCATTTGGTTTTACGCTAATTCTGTTTCAATAAACTTCATCATCTGATTGTGAAAAGAACCACTCCTTTTTTGCGCAGCCTTACAATCATCAATGGAAAGATTCGATTCCTTAATTATCCCTATTGCGATTGCTGGCATATCTCTGACTACTACAATATGCTGAACAGCAAACCAAATACCATCAATAAATTCATTATTCATATCTTCATTTTATTGGTTAAAACTCATGTTCACTTTCATTGAAATTTTCGATTGAATAAATTAAACCACCGAAGTCACCTGCTGAGAAGCCTCAAGTAATATTACTTCGATGTGTTCCCTTATACTTACCAAAGGTTAATGTTCTTTCTGGACGGGTTATTAGTTAATTCTTTCAAGCCAATCGCTAACACATTTTTCCACTTCTGCATAGCTAGTGAACGTTTTCTTTTCAACAGTTACACAATACCGCATTAATTCACCGCGAATTATTCCTGCATCATCCTTCCAAACATTTATGGCTCCATTATCTCCAGCAGCAGTACACGCATATCCCAGTTCAAGAGTTGGTTCAATATCACTTGTATCATTGATAAGATACGCATCAACCTTACGTCTTTTTACTCCTGGAAGCCCATCTAACTGATAGATAGGTTTCTCTTTCTTTATGACTATAATCTTATTCATTTCCATTCCGTTTTGAATTATAATGCTTCCATAATCTCATCATAGGTCATTTGCCCTTTTCTCCTTTCCGGTGTCCCGACCAATACCATACGCTCCCTTTTCCTTTCATTGAAATAGCTGCGTACACACCGGCGGAGATAATTGTAAGGATCAATTGTGAACAGTTTCTTTTTACACACACCTGATATTACACGGGTGATGATACTTTGCCACGCTTCCTTTATAACATCCTGGCTGCTGGTGAATCCTCCTGAATACATATAGCCTTTGACCTTTGATTCGTAAATGGTAAAAACGGACACCATATCCTCCATATTACCTTCTTCATAAAAACCTATCATGACTTCGGCTATACGGACAGCCTCGCGATAGCGTTGGACCAGATCTCTTTGGGAAGAACCGTGTCTGAAAGGTATTATGAATTTCTTGCAATAATCCCCGCGTGTCGTCAGAACCGGTTTGTTATCTTCCGTCATAATGACTATCCCTTTTATGGAATCAGGACATATCCCATGTTCAGCCGCATACAGAAGCCTGCCATAAGTAAACCGATACATACGCTTCTGTTTTCTTAGTAAGTAACGTCCGTCCGAACCGGGTCTTATCAGTCTTCCGGTGTTGGTGTTCCATAATTCACCATTCCTGCTTATCTTATAGTGGAATTCCGGAATGGGATACCACTTGTTTTTATCTGTTGTTCTCATAGGATGTCCATTTGTTTTTTTCCCGGTTGATGTTCCTTCCCCATTGGCGGAAAGTCCGGTGTTCCGCATCCGGCCAGCCTTGCAATGATCGGGCGGAACTTTTCCTTTCTCAGTCTCACATCATAATACGCGGTTGTCGCCCTGCATCTGGATATCTTCAGGAAGGAGGCTATCTCACGGAACAGATACCCTTCCTCGTACGCCATATAGCAGAACAGCATCCTTGAATCGGATATGTTCCTGGATATCATCCGGGACAGGATCATCTCCTGGGAGACGCCCGTCATTCCGGAGATCTCGTCCAGCATAAGCTGCATCGGTTTCTTTTCCTTGTTGCCTTTTCTCTGGTTCATAAGATTGTCGTTTAAAAGGTTCTTAAATCTGTTTTAAAAGCACCGGCTCCTTATGCGGTGCCAGGTGGTTCTTTTCCTGAAACTCTGCGGGCGGAACGCCCTGTCACGCTTATGCCAGCCCTCCCGGCACCGGAGTCTTGGTTCATCCAGTATCTCCTCCATTGCGGATTTGGCCCTCTCCAAATTTTTCAGCAGATACTCATTCATTCCGTCCTTTTCCATACAGCGCGAGATTTGGGGATTCGGGATCATAGGGCTCCACGGTGGTAAGGGTAACGGAGGATACGACCACACGTCCGCTCCCTTCGCAGCCGGGACAGGTAACGGTACTTACGGTGTCCGCCAGCTCGTCCAGGTTCTCAAGAAAGCCCCGGCCGCAGCATGTGCGGCACAGGACTACATGGGGATGGTCAAACTTCCTTCTTATCATCGCCGGAGAATTCAGGTTTCACATCAGCAGTGTAGGGATAGACATCCATAATGGCGGTCTCGGCCACCGAGCCGATGACATAGTCCGCCAGCGTGCCCTTCATCCCCTCGTCCAGCTTCTTTACGGCATCGCGAAGGTCGGAAGCCTGTACCAGTACGGTAGTGGGGGTCTTTTTCTCCGCCCCGCTTTTTTCGTCCAGCGTGATGAAGAACAGCTTGCACTTGAACCAGCGGTCGGCCGCATCTTCCTCAGAGGGGAACAGTTCGCTGTAACCGGCGCGTTTGACGCCCGATACGGTGAACTCACCGCTGATATACGGGTTCATTTCTTCAATAATACGGGCTTCCGCTTCCGTGAAGCTGAGCGCATCGACCAGATAGGCTTCCGTTACTTTCCTGTTCATGCCGTTCTCCGCCACCTTCTCGTAGCGGATGGAACATTCAAACCAATTGTGCATCATAACTTACATCTTGTTAAATGAGGGTTCTATTCTTTTCCATTGATTGTTTCCGTCCTTTTCCTCGAAGTAGAAGCGGATCACCGTGCCTTCCACCACGTTGCTCTCACGGAAGAGCTGCATGATTTCCGAATATTCGGGGTCGTTGAAGTCGTCCTCGAGCTCGTACAGGGGGGAGATGGACTTGTAGTCAAGATCCCCGGCCTCGTTGCGCTGGAGCAGCGACATGGCCAGCTTGTACATGGGGTTGCGCCCGTCATCGCCCTTCTTGCCGATCCATGCGTTCAGGTAGTCCACTAGGCGCTTCTCTGCCACGTCGGCCCTCTCGTCGAAGCCCTTGACCCGGTTCCCCTTGACGGAAACCTTGAAGGTGTCGTTCTTCACCTCGAACCCGAGCTGCTCGTCACGTTTCAGACCGCCGTACTCCTTCAGCTGGTCATAGTAGGCGGTGGCCTCCTTACGGAGCCATTCCTTGAACTCCTGACCGTCCTTGATATACTTGCGGAGCTTCCTCTCCACAGAGGCGAGGAATCTGGCACGCAGCTTCTGGTAGTTCTTCTTTCGATCCCCGTCCTTTCTTTTCTTTTCGGCCTGCAGCTTGCTTAGCAGGGCCTCACGTTCCTTTTCAGATAAATTCTTGATATCCATATCTGTTCTTATTTATTGGTGAATAAATTCCTGAATAAATCAGGGTCGATTATCTCCTCGTTGCAATCAACGTTCTGTTCTATGGCTGTCTGGCATTCCCAGCAGAGATGGTTCACGGTCATGTGGTTGTTGTATTCACAGAACACCTTCCCGCACAGCCCGCACCGGGCGAACATCGGCTGCACGGTGTCCGCGTCCTCCCGGCAGATGTCCAGCCCTTTGGCGTGGCAATCGGCACACATGTCAGCACATTCCTTTTCGAATTTCGTCTTTTCCATTGTCATCATTGTTATTGTTATTATCGTTTATCCATGCTACCAGAATCCATAACATGGCGTTCAGTGACCATGTTTTCGCCCAGAAGTCATCATTAACTATCATGCCCGTGAAAGCCGAGAGGGCGGATATCACATACACAAGGTGCTTTATTCTCATACCTCCTCCTTCCGTCTTATGGCCTTCAGCTGTTTCAGTGTGGCCTTCAGTTCCTCTAGGTTCTGGCTTGACACCGGCTTCCTGCATCCTCCGTGGCTCTTCAGGAAGGAGGTGATCTTCGCCTTGTTCATCTCAACCTCCACGGGATTGTCGCTGCGGTAGCTCCTGTTGAGAAAACCGATGTCCATTGACACGGCGTAAATGGCCTTGACCAGTGCCAGTTTCTCCCGTCTTTCCGGATCCTTTCTTCCGTCGGGATCGAGCAGCGTCCCGATCAGCCTTGCGGCCTCGCTTTTGCACAACTCCGCGGACGTCGTTGTCCGTCCGCCGCTGAACTGCCGGACAAGATGCCTGTATTCATCCTCGTCCAGTCCGAACTGCCGTCTGAGGCGGTGTATGCACCGCTTCTGGGCATTTGTCGCGGGTAATTCAATTGTCTTGTTCATTGCTATTGCTGTTAAATGGTTCGTCACTGTTCCTGAGCCAGCATCTCTCATAGCCCTCCTTCCAGACCACATAGAATCCTTTCGGACCGGGAACACCACGGCTCATGTACCGGGCGCAGAACCCGTTCACCTCTATGCGGGAGAAGCAGTCCCTCTTGACTCTGTAGGCCACCGTTCCCTGCACTTCCTTCCCCTCCACATGGGAGATGTATACGAATATCTTCTTCCTGTATTTCTTCCTGAGCTCGACCAGCTGTTTGGCGGTGACGTCCATCTCGCCTTCAAGACTCTGCAGGGAGTCGATGATGACCACGTCCGGAGATCTCTGTTTCCCGAGGAATTCGTCAAGCTCCTCGAAAGTGGGGACCTCGTCCCAGAACAGCATCCCGCTCCTTGACGAATTCATGAATCCGAGCAGGGAGTCCCTGAAATCGGACTCGACACCCATCTCAAGGGAAATGAACAACACCTTGTAGCCGATACGGTCAAACTCCCTGGCCAACTGGAAGGTGAAGGAGGTCTTTCCCTGTCCGGACTTGCCGTATACGATCCACGCCCCGGACTTCTGCCTCTTTCCAAAGGCATCCATGAAATCCTTGGAAAAGGGGATGTATTCGTATTTTTTGTTCAATATGTTGTCAAACGACAATGACCTGATCATAAGCCGGCTCCTCCGTTGCTGATTTCCTGTCTGATTACCACATTGTCTATCATTCCCGAAAGCTCGCGCAGGTCATCGGCGAACAATACCTGGCGGGGATCGTCCTCACGCGGCTGCTTCTTGACCTTGGGAAGTTTTCCCCATATCTCTTCCGCCGTCTCCCTGTCCTGCACGCCGTTGGCCATACAGATGGCGATGACATCCTTTTTGGTAGCGCCCAGAAGGGTGATGTAATTGCGGCCGAAACGCCCGTCTATCTCGTCATACCCTTCGATACGTCCCACATACCGCCTGATATTGCGCTCCAGAGTCTCCGTGCCGGCCACCAGACACCCCATGCGCCCCAGCGTGTCATCATACAGGGGAATAAGCGTGCACATGGCCGAATGCGTGAGCTTGCCGGCATCATCTATCAGCAGGACAGGCTTATAGGAGGACAGGGAATTCATGTGCGCGATGCACAGGTCCAGCAGACTGTCATTATCCATATAGCGCGTCACATTCTCTCCCATGGCCTGTGCCAGTTTGGTAAGGAACTTGCGGCTGCTCCATTTGCGGCACTTGATATATACAACCCCCTTGTCACCGCACAGATTGTACAGGTCAATCAGAGACTGGGTCTTTCCGCTTCCGCTGCGGCTGCTGATACATACCCATTTGCTCTTTCCCCTGGCAACCTCGAATGCCCGCTTCACCTGCCGGTAAGAGGTTACGGTATCAACCACATTGCGGGAATTCTCATAGAAATAAAGGCCTGTGGCGATCCTGACCGCCAGGTTGTCGTCATTCGCGCCGTACTTGCCGGAACGGAACTGGGACATCGCCGCATCGGACACGCCGCAGCGACGGGCCAGTTCTGAAGGTTTTGAACCACGTTCTATCAAATTCTCTATGTACTGTTTCAATGCTTCCTTATCCATAATTATGCTGTTTTTAAAGTGTTATTAAATCATCTTGAAAAATTCATGTCGGCGTCGTCCCATTCGTAATCGTCATCCGCAAGAGGGGACGGAACCCTGAGAGGTCCGGGCGCAATCTCTTCAAAATCCACGTCCTCCACCGTCTGGCCGCGCGCCTCGTACTTGCGGTCCTTGTGCCGTCCCCGGCTGTCGGTGAGCAGGGCGCGGTCCAGCAGGCTGTTGCTCTTGAGAAGCGGGTTCCGCTCCTGCATGGCGGTTATCACCTCGTCCACCTGCTCCTGTCTGGCCACATACCGCCGCTCGAACTGCCGGTTGAACTCGTCCACCTTCCTGCGGTGCTCGAAATGTTCGGGTTTCTGGTCGATCAGGGCCATCGGTGTCTTCATGTCACGCTGCATGAGGAACTTCAGATCCCCCGTTTCCTTTGCCAGCCGGTGCCCTTTGGTGGATTCGGCATTGACGATGAGCACCTGCGACAGATCGTCGGGATCGTAGTGCACGGACCAGTCCTCGTGGAAATGGTTGCGCAGCTCCATGTCGAAACTCTCGTAATTGATCCTCTCCCCGAAGAGCTCGATCAGCAGGCCCTTGCCGGTGAGCCGGTTGGTGCGCCCCGTCGTGTCGCCCATAAGAAACAGGTATTCCTCGTCGCAGAACGGCATCCGGCGTTCCATGGGGGTGCGTTCCCATGCGGCCATGTACGCTTCCAGCTTCTTGGCCCGCTCCCTTTGCATGATGCCGTGTATCTGCGCCAGCACGCCCTCCTCGTCGGGGATCAGGTGGCGGTTCTTGTTCAGGATCTCTATATTGGGCTGGGAGCCGCGCCTGCTGTTGATGTTCACACCGCTCCAGTTCTTCTCCAGCTGGTAGTACGTCTTGTTCAGATAATTGAAGTACGGCTCGATGATCTTGGCCTTGGCGTTGTGGAGCGCGGCGGGAATGTAGTGCACCGTCATCGCCTCATAGAACGGAACCATTACCCCCTTCTGGTAGTTGTCACTCTGCAGCTGCAACGGCTTGTACCGTGCACCGAACAGTTCCCGGGCGTGCCTGATGGCGTTGCGCAGCGCCTCGCGTATCAGCGCCGGGCTCTCATGGTCGCCGACGGCGTATCCTATCGGGTACTTGCCGCAGGCGTCCAGCACCACCACGATGGTCTTGCGGTTGTGGTAGGTGGTCTTCTTGTAAGTCCTTGTCTCGCCGTCCACCTTTTTGTCCATCGGCTGCCTCTTCTGGTAGACCAGTTCCACGTCCCATCCGTCCAGTGTCCAGTAGGTCATGGCGGTCTTCGGAGCCTCACGCTTGTGCTGCATCTCAAGGGAGTTCCTCAGGACAGTGGTTCCGCGCTGGTGCCCCAGGGTGGTGGATTCCATCATCTTCCGGTACCTGTCCACCGTGACAGGGCTCTTGATTTCCGGTTTCCCCAATATGGAGGCTATCTTGTTGTACTGTTCCATTATCTGTGCGTTGTTCAAATTCATGTGCTGGGAAAGCAGCTTGTGCATGATCGCCTCGTCCTCCTCGTCCCTAATCAGGGCGGCGGACGTGTTGCCCTTGTTCTTATGCACCAAAGCGATGAAGCCTTCCGACTCATACTGGTCCACTTTACGTTTGAGCGTCTTTCCCGTCGAAGGAAGTTTGTGGGGATAGCGGGTGTTGCCTTTGCTGTCCCGCACCTTCAGCAGGTCGTTCACCATCTCACTCAGCCTGTCCCATACGTTGAAACGGGAGCCGCCACGTCCGAAACCGCATTCCGCATTGCTGTCACGCAGCCGGATGACTGCATCCAGGACACGTGCCTGGAGCGTATAGAGCGTGACCTTCTCCGGTCTGAGCGGCTTTCCCGCACCGTCCCTGTAGGTGGTGAAGAAGGAGTAGGCGGCTTCATTGTACCCTACCGCCCTCTCAAGCGGGCTGGTGGCGGCACGTTCGACATCCTCATGGGGATCACCATAATATTTGATGTATAATTGCTGTATGTATACTTCCAGCGAGTCGAACTCCACCAAAGCGGGGCGTCTGAGACTGGCACGCTCGGCAACAACAATCTGCTTTCTGTTCACCTTCGTGTTATATGTTCCTAACGGGAGGAAGCCCTTCTCGGAGCCCACCTTGCGTTTCGGATCATACATGATCAGCTCGTTGGCGTAGATACATACCTTGTCATTATAGATTACAGCCATATCAACCGTTTATTGTTTAACCTTGTGCGGTTTCCGGCGTCGGACCGGAAACGAGGGCCGCCTTCCGGCTCCCTGACCGCGTGTCCTATTTTTCCTCCCTGTAATACCTTTGTCCAATAAGGGAAAGGCAACATACGACTGCAAGGACCGAGGCGGCGAGATTCTCGTTGAAAGTGGGACGGAGGTTGTCCGCCAGTCTGAGCACTACCACAAGGCCGATGACTGCGGCCGCTATATGGATTATTCTGAATGTTTTCATTGCTTTCGGTTTTTAATTAAGGGCGCATCCGGATAAAGATAAAGTGTCGAATTTTAAAATTATTGCCGGATTGGACGCGCCCTTCAGGGTTTATTGTTATTTTTGCTATGTCGAATTTTAAAAATTATTAGTCATGAATGATGAATCTATTGACACCTATCAGGTAACTGTTTCTTGCAGGGCTACTAATGAGGCTGCTATTAAAAGAGTGTTTAAAATATTATCCGGTTTTGGAGAAGCATGGAAGCCCGGTCTTCTGTTTATGACATCCAGCCTTTCGGACAAAAACAAGACTTCTCCATACAAACTAGGGGAGATAGCCTTCTTCCTGGATAATAACCCTCTACTGATCCATACTTTTACGCTGGCTGTCAACATTGTCAGTCAATATATCCAGTCTTCTGTTTCGGAATGTGTTCTCGATCTTCACGAGACTGGGGTAGTGAATACATAAGGGTCTTGCAGGACGCGCTCCGTCCACTGTCGGCGTGATAGGGAAAGCCAGACGGGCGATTTCGGCTGAATATACATAAATACTGTTCTCGTCACGGGAACCTTCCTTGGAGGTTTCCGCTGCCAGCTTGTGCGCCAGCTCCTCTATCTGTATCGCAATCTTGCGCACTTCGTCAAATTGAATATCAAATTTCATGGTGTGTTAATTTTAATTGTTAATAATTCTATTCCTCTTCATCATCTTCTTCGATATGCCGTGATATCTGGTTGAACCGTGCTATCGGAATGCCGAAGATTCTTACTACGAAAAAATGTCCGGGCTCTACATTCTGGAACACTTCATCAATCTCAATCAGTGTTCTTATAGCTTTTTTCTTTTTCATCGTTTATAGATTAATAAGTGTGTTGATTTTGAACTGGTTTATTTTTCGATTTCCTTGACCAGACGCTTCGCTCCGGCTATGTCCCATATCTTGTCGACCATTTCCGCGACTTTCATGTCGGTTGTCGGTCCTATCTTCACCATCACCGCCCCTTCGGCGTCCTGGTCCTTGGGAATGATGATGGGGCAGAGCATCCCGTATTCACGCCAGATCGTTATCACGATCCTCAGGTATTCAAGGTTGATACCCATCGTATAAGTAATCATCCCTGTTCCTCCCATTCTATCAGTAGTTGTCTGTACACCGGAACAGGTTCGGGATATATGATGCCTTTGTTCTTGTGGGATATGGCCAGCTTCGTCAGCCTGTCGGCTATACGGCGGCTCATTGTGTTGCCGGAATACACCTTGCATACATGGGAGTAGGTGACTTTCATGTTGACGGCGACCGTTTTCAGATCATTCCGATTGAGATAACGGCACACAGCCTGTTTCCAGTCGATGAAGTCCGGACGGTACTTGGGTGCGGGAAGTGTCGGACGCTGTGCCGGACGAACGGAGTAGCCGCCGGTACGGCGGATGGAGGGGAGAACCTCGTTAGTTACCCATTTGCGGAAGGCTTTTGCTTCGGGCTTGCGGGAAAGGAAGATCAGATGGTATAAACCAGACTCATTTACAACTGTAATTTGCTGATTTCCACCGAGGGTGTCCATATTTGTGGACACCCTTTCATCGTCATCCAGTTTGGATAAAAAATCGCGATACTTGCTGATCCCAATAGAATAGCATACATCTTTCCCAGAAAACCAAGGTTCTCCATTAATCATTTTGACTCTGATGTTAACACCAATGTTCTCATTGAGGTAGGTTTGCAGACCTGTTGCCTGCTGGTTGTTGTTCAGTGTTTCCATAATAATACATTATTAATTAGTACGTTCCGCTTTCACATTACCCTTGTTGTCGAGTATTCTGACTGTTTCATGCTTGGCGATTTCGTCAACATTGTACAGCTTGCTGTCGTTCCGTTTCTTGGCGGCTTCCCAAATCGCAGGGGCTTTACCACCCTTTTTCTGACCGGACAACACCTGTCCGACATAGGCCATTGTTACTTTAAAGGCGATAGCAAGTTCCTTCTTGCCTTGTGCGCCTAACTTAATTACTTGTCCCATATTCAATATTTATTGGATTAAAATTGCTATATTTGGCGCGGTTTATATTAAACCGTATGCAAATATAGAGCAATGTTCTAAATAAGCAAAGAATTATTAGAGCAAATATCTAGGTTTAATGGTTAAAAAATATTATATGGCTGATTTTAAGAATCAAAAAGAACGTTTGCTACTTTTTTTAAAACATAAAGGGCTTAAAAATGCTGTCTTTGAAAAAATGATGGGTTTATCTAATGGGTATATAAATTCAATGAGGAAAGGGCTTGGATATGATAAGTTAGAACAAATATCTATTTCTTTCCCGGAATTAAATATCGGTTGGCTTCTTACCGGCGAAGGCTCTATGCTAAAAGATGAGAATTCTAATTTAAGATCCACACTTGTTCCTACTCTAGAAACACGAATTAACGTATCGCAACAAGAAAAAGCAGTACCTTATTATATGTATAAGGATCTACAAGAAGAAAATCGAAAGTTGGAGAGAGAAATAGGACGGCTCGAAAACGAGTTAGATAATTTAAAGAAACAACAGCAAGAATCCCCAACAACAAACTCCAGCTCCCATGCAGAAACTGCCCCAAAAAAGCGGAGCCCATCGCGTATATCAGGTTCTTCTGCGCAAACAGATGCCCTGACCATAAAATAAAGATAATAATTGAGTGAAGATACAATTACAAAAAAATGCCCCGAACTTAAAAAGAACGAGGCGTAAAATTTTAAATGTCATTCATTTATAGGTACATAAAATGTAGTTTTTGATGGAGTATAGATACCACAAGTTATAACCTCCAAAAAACCGTTTAAAAAAGTATGGTGATTTTTGATTGCATACTTTTGACGATCTCCAACATATTGCTTAATATCCTTTTTGTTTGATGCTGGTGATATAAGTCCGAAAAGAAAATGATTGTTTGTCTTTGAGTTGAAAACTCTCTTTGGTTCATCAACCTCCATGCCACCTACATACAATTGAGAGCTATAACATGAAGACAACGATAAAGATAATGTACTAGCTAGTACTAAAAGCATTACTTTTTTCATGATTTTGTTTTATAAGATTGTTGTTTTATTATTTCATGCAAATAAAATGATAATATTTTAAAACAGCAAAAAAATATTATACAGAAAATGCCTTAAATAACTCGATCCTTTAAAACATCGCACCGTAGTTTGAACAAAAATTCAACGAGTTCCTTATCTTCATCGCCTTCGACAGCAATTAATTTATCAATAAACCCGTCGATTTGTTCAGCCGTTTTTTGTTTTCCGAAAGTCCTGATCATTTTCGACAAAACATCAGTTCTTTCTTTCCAATTCAATTTTACATCATTTATATCCATAACTTACATTTAAAAACTCCCGGAGAAATCCGGGAGCACGCGAACAACAATCTTATTACCTTAAAAAATAGACTAAAGCCTATATCCTGACACTTATATAACGAATTGGCTAGATTCGCTGTTTTAAAGTGCCCCAGTAATGAAACCGGGAGCACTTCGACGCGTCTATTTCACACACCAACACATAATTTGCAGCTTGAATCTATGCAAATATAAGCATTTTGCATATAAACTACTAATAATCAGTATATTAAATAAAACACGCTATAATTCTATATGTATTAAAGGGGTAAACTCACATTATTTTCCTGTAATCTCGATATATTTTTATGTATTATATATCAAAACTCAATAAAAAAAAAACGGGCAATTTGAATGCCCATTGAATGTCCATCTAGAACATTTTGTTTTTTACGGTGAATGTCCATTGAATGCCCATTTGAATGCCCATACTGATTTTTAACAGTTTTATTAACATTTCGAGTTGAATATATGGAGAGTGTGAAACGCTACATCCTATGGACGGTTTTTGTTATTTAAAACCGCTTTACAGGCTATTCTAGGGCATTTTAAGGGTAAATGAGTGGTAATGCTCCAATAGAGGCTTTATTGGGTTCTTATAAGGGGTGGAATGTCACCCAAATGCAACATAATGTCACTTTTTGTTTTTAATAGGAGGATTCGCCCGAATCTTCTAAAAAGCCGATGGATAGGGCGTTTCAGCGCATCCGCTCGTTAATGCTTCGTGATACTTTTTATTCTGTGCCCCCTATAACAATAGCAGCATCTGCCCAAAAACTGGGTATCAATCTTATCCGTGTGGCAATCCTTGTAATTTTTGTATGGATTGGCGGTCTGAAATTCTGGAATTATGAAGCCGAAGGAATTGTGCCTTTTGTGGCGAACAGTCCCTTTATGAGTTTCTTTTATACCAAGGACGCTCCTGAATATAAAGAATATAAGCTGAAAGAAGGCGAATTCGATGAAGCGAAGCACCAGTGGCATGAAGAGAACAATACTTATGGGTTTTCTCATGGATTGGGTATTTTGATTATGGGAATCGGTATCTTGACGTTTTTAGGTATCTTCTCTCCAAAAATCGGTTTGGTAGGGGCCGGACTGGCTATTGTCATGACACTGGGCACTTTGTCTTTCCTTGTGACAACGCCTGAGGTGTGGGTCCCCGATTTGGGAAGTGGCGAACAGGGGTTCCCTCTGCTGACGGGCGCCGGCCGTCTGGTCATTAAAGATACTGCTATTTTGGCAGGAGCTGTTGTTGTTCTTTCGGATAGTGCGAGAAGGGTATTGAACCAGTTGAAAAAGTAAAGTTAGAAAGACCGGTCACGGACATGCCCTTTTATAGGGGTGTATATGGATGTATTCCAGCGGGAGGCAAGTATTTCCTGCAAGACATAACTATCTATGAGGCAAGTTGTATCCTGTGTCATCTTGCTGTCTGTCAGCTATTGATAATGAATGCAAATTTGGCAGATTCTGCGGTTAACCCCTGTTAAGTGCT